CAACTTCTGCTTTTATTGATTCTGATAAATCTTCTCCAGACATAGTTCCACTGTTTGTATCTAAAACAGGAACTTCAGTAGAAGAAGCAGCAGCTTCTGGAAAACTAGCTCTTAATTCAGGATCTATAGAAGATATGTCAGAAAGCAAATAAGCCTCTACTTCTTGAGACTCAAAAGATGTCAAGTGAAACTCAATATCTTGAGTATCGTCCATTCCTAGAAAGCTAAAAATCTCATTACAGGCGTGAGTAGAGGTAATAGCTTTACCTTTCTCTTTTGAATCTGTGTAAGATACAGCATTTTTAGATGTCTTGTATGTTACTTGAAGCTCGCTATCTATAAGACCAGCATTTGCAATTAAAACTTGCTTAGAATTATCAGTTCCTGTTTCTAGAGATGCAAATACAATTCTTTGAGTCTCTCCAAGATCACAGTGTAATAGGTCTGCAGCTTTAGTGTTAAGAAGTATTCTTCTTGATTTATTAGCACCTTTTTGTCCTTCAACAGTAACTACTGCAAAATTTGGATACTTTTCCTTTGATACAGCTTCTTGTGCCTGTCCTAATTTTTTTGTTCCGAAAATAATTGTTGTGTTCATAATAATTGTTGTTTTAATGTTAACGTTAATGTTGTTTAAAAAATACAGTTCGCCTACCTGCTTATCTGTAACAGATCCTTTATATAGTTATTTACTTTTATCCCTCCTCGTACTTTTTAATCTGGTCCAAAACCTGTTGCATGTCATTAGGAATCACGTTTGAAGAAAACATTTCATCCGGGCTTTTTGCCATGTTAGTAGTGTTATTTTGAGTCATAAAGCCATAACTTACGTCATTACCTTTCTTCTCAACAACAGTTTCTAATATTAATGCAAACATACCTTCTGGCTTAACTACATCTTGTACTAGTTTACCTCCAGGTACACCAAATACAGTTCTGTCAACGCCGTTAAAAGACTTAACTTCTGTGTGAGCCATAACTACAACTGTAAGGTCATCTCTAAGTCCATCAATAGATTTTAACGTCTTGTAAACGTTATCACCCATTTCAGTAAATTTAGCAAAACCCACTGTTTTAGCTTTTTCCATAAATTCACCAATCATAGCATATGTAATAGTGTCTATTACAACAGTTTTAATGTCCAATCTGTTTTTGCTTACAAAAGCCATTGCTCCACGTATTTTCTCCCAGTTAGTGCTCTTTAAGAAATTACATGTGTTTGGATTAAATAAACCTGTATTAGGCTCTTTAGCTATGTAATTCTTTTTCCAACCTCTAAAAGGCAAGGCTTTCTCATCAGGACATATAATAAATGTCGTTTTTGGATCAAGGTTTCTTAAAGAATGAGTTTTACCTGTGCCACTATACCCTGTTACTAATAATTTGTCTGCCATTTTTTTATTTTTTACTTGTTAATTTTTAAATCTTCTGTGCTTTTATCATAAGCAGATTGCAATAAATCTTTTGAAAGAAGAAAACAAACCTCTCTGTGAGTAAAAGATTTTTCAATCTTTCTGGCAACTGTTGCTACCGGATTCTCAACAGTAGAATCTACAATCAAATTGTTAAATAAATCAAGATGTCTTTCACTAAAATTCTTATGGTCATTAATACCACAAGAAGCTAGGTCGTTATCGAAATTACCTGGATCATAATCTCCGTGTTCAGGAAGTTTAATTTCCTTAGTTTCTTTCCTTTTAAAGAAATCGTTTTTGCTTTTACTCATTTTTTCTGTTTAAAATTTATTTAATGTCTGTCACTTTTTCTGTTACCAAAGATAGTCTTTTCAACTGAAAATCACTAATTTATAGCTTTACTTGTGCTATCTTTTTCTTTAAAATTAGGATCGATAAATCTATCATCCATATCCTTCCTAAACACACTCATGTAAGACAAAAACATTGCGTTACACAGTATATGTCCAACATGAGATAATTTGCTTTCAGGATCATCATTTTCACCATCAATGAATGCATTAAGGTGTCTTTGAAGGCTCTCACATACTTCTGTGTACTCGAGTCCTTTCTTCCAATTGTGACTATCATATTTCTCAGCTCCAAACATTAGAACCCTAACCATTGGCTCTAATGCTTTCCAAGAAACTAGACTCCACTTTAATTTACCAGTGTTATACCTTAGTCCACTCATTGTTATTTATCTAATCTAAATCCATACATAACCGGGTGTCTAGGAACTCCTGTGTCAGAATATTCAAAGAATCTTAACTCACACGTTTTACCTATGTGCTTTTCTTTGTTTGCCAATAAGTCTTCAGCTTCAGAATGAGAAAGAGAAATGCCAGCTCCTATTTCGTTATTTTCAGCTCCTTGCCAAAAGAAAATAGGCTTACCATGTGTAGGTCTTTTTTCTGACGGAACTACATCCAATAGCGGTAAAGCCAGGTCATTAAAATCCTTTAATTTTAATAAATTAGAACTTCTTCCATTAAGCTTATATCCTTCATTACCGTGACGAACAATAGTTCCTTCATATCCTCTAGAAATATTATAAGCATGAAATTTCATTAATTCCTTTTTACCATATATGGTAGTTGTAGGAACTAACTCTAAACTAGTATTTTTTAAACATATTTCACTTAATATTCTATACCTCTCATGAAATGGTTCATCTGAAACAAGATCATAAACATGATATTTAACATTCTCAGTTTTACCTGGTCTATATTTCTTTATCATTCTCATATTTTCTTGAAATGTATCGCCATGAGCATATAGCTCACCATCAAGTATAACTTTCATATTAGGAAGCTGACTTGTAATGTGATCTAATGTTTCAATTTTATTACCAGATCTTGAAGTTAGAGTACCAAGACTGCAATCACCTAGTCCACGCATGCCATCTAACTTAGGTTGCGCGTAGCAAGGATATGTTACTTTCTTTTCTTCTTTCCCAAACACTTTTGCAAGCATAGGTAGCATAACAACTGTATCTTGAGCTTCTTGTTTAGATGTAAAATAACCTTCTTTAAGTTTTTTCACATACTTAGCTTCAGCTTCAATTTCAGCTTGTTCATCACCGGTTGTTTCATTAGATCTTCCAATATTCTTTGGCTCACACTGACTAACTGAAGTGCTGTGTTTTCCGTCTAAGAGTCCAGACACTTGTACAACGGTAGAACCATCAGTACTTATGTCTAAAAACCTCATTTTTTCTTTACTGTCTTTTTTGTATAAAGTGTTCATTAACTTCCAAAATTTTTAGGTTTACGTGGAGAGATTATTCTCCCCAACAATTTGTCTGCTGCATTCTCATAATTTGCAAGATCAGTTTTATCGTCTGATTTAGGCAGTTCTTTAAATCTATTTGTGGCGCCATCAAATAAATAATGAAAGTATTTATTTGGAGCTCCAAATCTGTTCTTTAAGATTTTAAAGCCTCTAAAACAATCTCTAAATCTTCTAATATCATAACCATGATAATCATCAAATCCATATCTGTCTGGAGAGTAAACACCAATAACAACTTTTGCATCGCGCTGAATTTCTTTGTTGTTTGCAAAATTAGCTAGAGATGGCTCAGTTTTTTTTTGAACACTTTCTCCTTTATGTGTAAATTGCTCCTTCTCGCCTGATTGCTCTTGTTGAATAACATTTACTACAGCCCAGTTCCAGTGTTTAGTAATTTGCTTTAAAGCATAATTTGTACTCCATTGAGCCATAGTTTGATGCTGACTCATCATTTGTGAAGTGTCTTTTACTTTCTCAGGAGCGAGTAAACTCATGTGATCTACAATAACTATAGTAAACGCATTAGGATCGTTTGGAATATACTTGTCATAAACTTTTGTAACCTCTTTTACAGTAATCTTTTTATTGTAAGTTGGGCTGTCAAAGTTTTTGTCAATTTTAGTTTTTATAAATTCTTTGTCTTCAAAAACATGAGTACCATTCTTATCTGCATGATCGCGGCAATATTTATAAATACCTGTTGGATTGTAGACTGAATCTATTATCTCTACTCTTTCCAACAAATTTTCTACATCATCAATGTGAGAATCAATTAAATCCATTAAACTCTGATCAAGAGATTTTTCTCTAAAACCTTGGAGGGTCAATAAATCCATTTGAATATTACATCTTGATGATATAAAATTGCATATCATACTGTCTATAAACTCTTGCTCTGACTCCTCTAGAGCAAAATAAAATATCTTTAGATTAATGTTGTGCTTTAAAGCGTACTCTAATGGTTGCCTAACATATAAAGCTTTGGCTACTTGAGTTTTACCTACGCCTGAACCTGCTGTAACCATTTGTATCATTCCGGGAACAACGCCTGGAACAGATTTAGACAATTTAGGATAATCAGAAAAAGGAATGCAGAATATTTGACCCGAATCCTTTCCTGATTTTATCTTTTTAAGCTCTTCTACCCTACGTTTTACTTTACCTATTAGAGTTTTGTCTTGATCACTCATAATGCTCTCCTGTGTTTCCGTTTTGCCCGATCACGTCCATTCTGGCTTCTAGTTCTTCTTCTGATAATTTGATGTCGTAAAATGGGTTTTTTTCATCCAGTTTGCTTTCGACTTCTATCATTTCACATACGTGTCCATCATCCCAGTTGGGACTTGGTGGAGCTTCATTTCCTGTGGTACTAAATCCAGTACCGCATCCTTTACATCTAAATGCTTTCATTTTTTTATAATTAGTTCTAAATCGTTAATATCTATTTTGCTAAAATTTTCTTGAAACAAATCAAATTTAATTTGATCTATTATTGACAAATTAGGCAAAACCGGTTTATCATCAAACATCATTTCTTCCAGAAATTCAGTTATCTTTTTCTTTTTTGACTCTCTGTTATATTGATTAGAGACCTCTTCTAGTATGTCGTCTAAGCTAAACTCATTAACATCTATATCTACTGTAATAAGTGCCATAATTAAATTGTTTTAAGTTAATTTTATACTGTTATCTGGAACAAAAACACTGTTGTATTCTTGGTTTTTATTCTCGTCATAAGAACTATATATCCAACCATTATAAACTCTGGTTACTGTTTTAGATATTCCAACACACCAAATTGATTCATGATCAGATAATGATAAAACACGATGGTAATCAGAAGACCTCAGCAATTCCTGTCTTTTATCTTTATCCTGTTTGTCTTTTAAAAGTTTTTTCTGTACCTGTGTTAGTTCTATTTCTTTTCTTTTTAATCCCATTACATGTAGTCTTCGTTGTTGTATTTGTTTTCTGATTTTTCCTGATCTAGCAGGTATGCGTACTTTTCGTGATAGCCGTCATTTAACCACCTTGCAGCTTCTACCATGTATTCTAAATCTCCTGATTTTGTTTTATCTAGGACTTCTAGCTTTAGCACTTTAATTGCTAATTCTTGTTTTAAAATGTTTTTTTTGAATATCAGATCCCATTTCTTTCTAAGTTTTTTGCCTAGTATAGTGTCTGCTGATGCTGGGGATAACGCTCTGTTTCCTCCGTGTGCCTTTGTTACTGAAGTAGGATAAACCCTAAGCCAGCTAATAAATAAATCATCGTTAACAGCAAAAAATACTGATGCTTTATCTCTTAAGAAAACGCCGTTGTTGCTTATTTTTATAAAACCTTTTGTTTCTAATTCAGACAGAGCATCTACGCTTGTGTCTAACAACCCCGATATTACAAAACCGTTGGCAATATTATAAAGAAGAAGGTATTCATTTATTGACATATTGTTCTCTACAATTTTGCCAACTGGTATTGTCATGTCTTCCATTGCTTAATTTTTTACTTGTTTAATTTTTATTTCTAACGCCATGTTACATACTTGTCGTTAAATTTACTCATTGATCTTTTGAAATAAACAACATCTTGTGTTTCTTGAAGCACAAACAAGTGCATTTCAGGAAATTCATGTCTAAGACATCTACCCAACATCTGAAAAAAAGATCCAATGCCGCTATCTAATTGAGTTATAACGCCTCTTTCTATGTTTGTCAAATTTATAGATTCTCTTAGCATCTTAACTGCAAACAATTCAGAACATTCCTCTTTATTAAAACAATCAATCAATTCTTGATTTAATTTGTCATCATTTTTAGAATGTACTGCGCTTTTGGATCCTAGTTCCTCAACCTGTTTAATAGAACCTGTAAAACATATAAACCTTAATTTATTTGCTCTAAATTCTTTTATCAATCTGTTTACGGCTTCAGTTTTAACCTCTGCTATAAAATTTTTCCTTTTAGAAGCTATGTTTAGAAACTTGTTTCTACAGCCAGTTCTTACAGGAAAAGGAAGATTCATATCTTCGGACAGACCTTGATAATAGGTCATATTTTTAGTCAAAGCATTATAGTGTTCTTGTTCAGTTCCTTGACAAATTATACCTATTTCTTTTGGGTATCTTTTCATTGTCATAAACAAATCTTTATGGGAACAATATTTGTTCATTTTGTTTTTTGATTTCCTGGCCTG